TACGTAAACCTACCGCTTGGAGTTATGAAAGCTGGCCTGTGGAGATTTGCAATTCTTTATATTCATGGTGGTGTTTACGCAGATATGGATACTCATTGTAAAGCACCAATTTCAGATTGGCTAAGCGATGATAACGATGCCCTTATGGACATTGAGAGGGATACCCCGTGGCTTGCAACTCAAGTAATTGCGGCAAAAGCGGGAAGCCCAATAATGAAAGCAGCAATAGATCTATGCGTTGAAAGATGTTCAGACGGTATTATTAAGCATAATCACATGGTACATTATTATACTGATGTGCAAATGTTTACAGACGCTATATACAAGCAATTAGGCGTAGAGCCTTATCACAAACATTTAAATGACTGGGCGTTAGAGCTCATGGAAATGGATTGGCTAAAAAATAATAATGTAAAAATATTAAATGGAGAAGAAGCAAGGCGTCTTCTAGATAAAGATGTTGTTCACCTATATTGGGGTGACGATAGAGAAGCTGGCTGGATAGCATGGAAAAAAGATCCAATGGTAAATGAATCATATCCAAATGGATTTAATCCTCACGAGTGGGAAAAATAATGTCTACAATAGGAGTTTTACCAGCATCGGGAAAGGCTTCCAGAATTGGGGGTATACCTAAATTTTGTTTACCAATTTCTGATCATACATCTTTGATTCAATGGCATGTAGATCAAATGCTAGAAGTTTGTGATGAAGTTAGAATATCTACAAGAGCCGAATGGGTTCCAATTATTCAAAATATGGATATGAATGTTAAATTAATTGTTCGTGAGCCATCTACTATGTCTGATGCAATAAATTTTATGGTGGGCAATTATAATGATACCGTATTGGTTGGAATGCCAGACACCTTTATACTAAATTCTCCAGTAAATATTTATAAAGAGATGATGAAGCATGACAACGCTGATTTAGTTCTAGGAGTGTGGCCTTGTCAAGATGATTTAAAGGGCCGTGTTGGTCAAGTCCTTATAGATTCAAATAGCAAGGTAATTGCTTCGCAAGATAAAGTTGATGATTGTGAATATAAAGATATGTGGGGTACTATGCTATTCAGAAAAAATATGATAAGATACCTAGATCCAGAAAAAGACCATCCAGGAAAGCAGATCCAAGACTGGATTGATGATGGTATGAATATTATGGCAACAAGGCCAGGCGGGAAATATATGGATATAGGAACTTTAAGGGGACTTAAACAACTATACAGAGAGATTGATAATGCTTAATATTGGTAATAGTGAGGCACTTTGCTTTGATGATATTCTTTTAGTTCCACAACAATCAGATGTAGCAAGCCGAAAAGAAGTTAACTTAAAGATGAATGGGTATGATTTACCTATTGTTTCAAGTCCTATGGACACAGTAACTGGTTGGGAAATGGCAGCACATATTGCTAATGCTGGCGGAATTGGAATTATACATAGATACATGAGTTCTAATGATAGAATATTGGAATGTCGTAAAGCAATAAGGGCTACAGAAAATCCAGATAATATTGGTATTGCTATATCAGCAATTGAAGCTTTAGATACTCAATTCATTGAGGATTTAATTTTTGTTAAAGTTAAATGGATATGTGTTGATACTGCTAATGGTCATGGAGAATCATGTGCTAGAGCAGTTAGAGTATTAAAATCTAATTTCCCAAAATTAAAAGTTATGGCAGGCAATGTTTCTACAAAGTATGGATACGGAAGATTGTCTAGAATGGGTGCCGATGCAATTAGGGTAGGAATTGGTGGCGGAGCCACATGTACCACTAGAATTGTTTCTGGTCATGGAATGCCAACTCTTCAATCTATTATTGATTGTTATGAATTTAAAAAAGAAAATAATATAGAGGCTTTAATTATTGCAGATGGTGGAATTAGAAATACAGGAGACATGGTAAAAGCTTTTGCTGCAGGCGCAGACATGGTTATGCTTGGCTCTATGCTAGCAGGTACGGATGAAGCCCCTGGAGACCTAGATAACGGGTTTAAACGATTTAGGGGTATGGCAAGTAAGGAAGCTCAATTGCAATGGCGTGGAGAGTCTTCTGTGCCAGAAGGCGTGTCTACTATGATACCTTATAAGGGATTGGTGTCAAATGTTATTGAAGAAATTAAAGGCGGTCTAGGTAGTGGATGTTCTTATTCTGGAGTACATGCATTAGGAGATTTAGCTTATGAATCAAACTATGTTAAAGTTTCGCCATTAAGTAAAGCAGAATCTATTCCCCATGCTAAAGGAGCAAATTAATGAATATTCAAAAGGATAAAGGTTATCAAACTTGGATTACAGATCTCCAGCTTTCAGCAATTGATGCTCCATCTGGACATGAAATTTTAAGAGAGTGTTTAGAAATTGCGGAGATGTTAATTAAAAAGAATATATCTTATGGAAACTCTGCTTTAAACCCAGTTAGAGTATTTAGCAAGGCGGATCCAAAAGAACAAATTATGGTTAGACTTGATGATAAATTAAGCAGAATTAAAAATGCTGAGTCATTCCCAGGAGATAATGATATAGAAGATATGATTGGTTATTTAGTTTTATATAAATTATGTGATTGATTTTAGTCGACTAAGATGGTATACTAATTAAATGTCAGAGATAGAATTATCGAGTCATTTTGACCGAATGAACAAAGTGGTGGAAGAATTACTTAAGGGTAATAATGCTACTGCTATTGCTACTATTACTGGGTTTCCCCGCAAAGATGTTGTTGAATTAATTGGTGAATGGAAATCCGTAGTCCACAATGATCAGAATGCTAAAGATCGTGCTAAAGAAGCAATATCTGGTGCCGATCAACACTATGCTATGTTAATTAAAGAGGCATGGAAAACTGTAGAAGATGCAGATCAATCTGGACAGCTTGGCATTAAATCTGGTGCCCTAAAATTAATTGCCGACATTGAAACAAAACGAATAGCAATGCTTCAACAAGTAGGTCTATTAGACAATGCTGAGATGGCAGATATAATTGCCGAGACAGAACGCAAACAAGAAATTTTAGTTAGAATTTTAAAAGAAGTAACCTCAAGTTGCCCTAAATGTAAAATGGATGTTGCTAGAAGACTATCTCAAATTACAGGAATAGTTGAGTCAATTATAGTAGAGGATGTCAGTGGACTTTAATTTTAATGATCTTATTGATATGCTGGACGGCGAAGAGTTTGACGAACGCCCAGTTGATCTTCGCACGTTTGTAACAGATCCACAATTTCTTGCGCTTCCGCCACTTTCAGAAGCACAATACACTTTAATTGAAAAAAGTTCTCAGATTTATAAAGAAGCTACACTTAAAAAACTTTTCGGAGACGAAGAGGGTGCAAGAATGTACAAGCAGACGGCTACAGAAGTTATTGCTCAATTAGGTAAAGGCTCTGGTAAAGATTATTCATCAACCATCGCAGTTTCATATATAGTATACCTATTGCTATGCTTGAAAGATCCAGCCACATATTATGGCAAACCTCCAGGAGATGCAATTGATATTTTAAATATTGCTATAAATGCTCAACAGGCAAATAATGTTTTCTTTAAAGGATTTAAAACACGTATTGAAAGATCACCTTGGTTTGTTGGAAAGTATACAGACAAGGCTTCTGAAATGAAGTTTGATAAATCAGTTACAGTTCACTCGGGCCACTCAGAGCGTGAGGCGTGGGAAGGATATAACGTACTTGTAGTTATCCTAGACGAGATATCTGGTTTTGCTACAGACAATACAACTGGTCACGATCAAGCTAAAACTGCTAATGCTATATACGACATGTATCGTGCCTCAGTTGATTCTCGTTTCCCAGACTTTGGTAAAGTAATTCTTCTTTCATTTCCACGATTTAAAAATGATCCTATTCAAAAGTTTTATGATTCCGTGATTGCTGAAAAAGAAACTATTATCCGTACACATCATTTCAAGATGGACGAAGACCTTCCAGACGGAACGGAAGGCAATGAGTTTGAAGTTCAATGGGAAGAAGATCATATTAAATCATATTTGATTCCAAAAGTCTACGCATTAAAAAGACCTACTTGGGAAGTAAATCCAACTAGAAGTATTGATGATTTTAAGACAGCATTTTATAAAAATAGTCTAGATGCCCTAGGACGCTTTGCTTGTATGCCACCAGAAATGGTTGATGCGTTCTTTAAGTCTCGTGAAAAGATTGAAAAGGCATTTAATAAAATGAATTTAGCAGTGGATAATTTTGGTAGAATAGAAGAATGGTTTAAACCAGAAAATGATAAAGATTATTTTATTCATGTTGACTTAGCTCAGAAGCATGACCATTGTGCTGTAGCTTTAGCGCATGTTGATAGGTGGGTTAATGTTAAAGTAACAAATGAATACTCTCAACCAGCTCCAATTGTTAGCGTAGATGCTGTTAGATATTGGACCCCTACTCCAGATAAGTCAGTAGATTTTACTGAAGTAAAAGATTATATTTTATCTCTAAAGACTCGTGGCTTTAACATTCGTGCTTGCACATTTGACCGCTGGAACTCACATGACATGATGCAGCAATTAAAGTCCTATGGAATTAATACAGAATTATTGTCTGTTGCTAAAAAACATTATGATGATATGGCAATGGTTGTCATGGAAGAAAGATTATCTGGTCCAGCAATTAAACTACTTATTGATGAATTGCTACAACTTAAAATTATGCGGGACAGGGTGGATCACCCTAGAAAAGGTTCTAAAGACTTAGCAGATGCTGTATGTGGAGCAGTATACAATTCTATTAGTAGAACTAGACCAAATATGGATAATGAAATAAAGATACATACATACGAGTCTATGAG